CGGTACTACTCTTTTACATTTCAGAATCTCGACTATTGATTTTCTGGGCCCCCTGCATGACGGGAACCATGAATTACTTCGGTAATTAATGGCTGGTCACTGCCACTCCTAACCGATGGTTTTGTCCTCGCCTAGTGGTTGAGCGCCGTACTGGTCACTGCTTTTGAGTTTTGTCCTTGTCTGCTCATTTATTCCTAGGATCACAGGTTCTGTAAAACAAGCCTCTTAGTTAGTCGAACCCCCCCTCCCCCCCTTCCCCCACATAGATACCCCTACCCACAGAGGAGTCTGTGTATGCCTCAACCAGAGGCATAGAAGCTCTCCCACCATCCTTCCAACGCGGCTGGCTCTGGTGAGACCAAAAGCTGACAACTAACTGTCCGGTCCGCCTTACGTAGGTACTGTCGGGCACCTCCTACCAATGGTCATGTGGAGGTCACGGCGCCATTTTGCGGATATTTGAGGAGCATGGTACATCCAGTAGCATTCTCTAAATCTTCAACGTATTATGGGGCAACTAATGACTACTTTATGAACACACAACTACACGAACCCCCGCAGAGCTACCAAGCTACTCCAAGCGATACTTCAAGCGATTTCAGTGCAAACTTTTCAACGACTTTCAGCGAACTACTTTTCAGCGATTCAAAATTACACATCAACGATCAAACTTGCACACCACGTATCAACTTCTTCTTCCTCCAGAATGGAATCAGAACGAAGACAGTTGCACCATCTCGGAAATAGAACCGAGTCAGCACGTGGAGAATGCGTCGCCTACGTATCCTCCTCCTGCCCCACCACAACCGGTATATGTCAGGTTACACCAACCCGACCGACAAACATCCCTCGCCCGCCAGCTAAGGGAGTTACACCAATTCGTGAACGAATTGCCGCCGACTACACGCAGGATAATAAAAGTATTAGCAATACCGATTTGCTCAATACTTGGCTTAATTCTCATACTATACTTTATGACTCCGGCAAGACAGCGAGATACGGAACCAACCGTTACATCTGGAGCTACGCGCGAAAGATTGTCACGCCGACGAGAACTGTGAGGGTAAGTGCGTTTAGTGATCGGAGCCTCCGAGAGGCCCGAGACTTTGCGAATTTCCTTGCATTACGTCGATTGGACGTGGTTTGCCAAATGGAAAGCGACACCCCGAAAGAATCTGATCAGGGGTTAGCTATTCAGGACAGCGACCGCAGCTCGAATACGATTGTTACCCGCGATGAAGGCAAGGTGGAAACACAAGCCGTACAGCGCACAGATTGTTCGGATTTCGCGAGTTCGGAAGCTATTGGATCATTTGATCTAATTACTAACCGATGGATGCCTCTCCCACCCCTCACTATCTCGACAGCGGATGAATTAGGCAAATTAATTAAAGCCTACTATCTCCCGGAAACACTTTACTCGGCCATTAAGGACGCAGCGAACTTGATCCCATTTGAGACTTTTATATATGCAGAGCTCGATGTGACTTTCAAATTTGTAGTTAATGCGAACAAATTCCAATGCGGAAAAGTTTTAGTTAGCTGTAAGTTTGATTCATATCAAGCAGACGCTGTTCAGTCTTCCGTGAGATCATCTTTGCACCGTCCACACGTTTTGCTCGATCTGAGTAGTAATAACGAAGGCGAGCTCCATGTACCATTTAGGTATCATAGAGCTTTCGTTCGGCTGCAAAACACAGATCGTAGCAACTCTGGTGTACGCCCTGCAAAGTATGCCTCGGTTTATGTTCAGGTTCTATCCCCTTTGCGAACGGGACCCGACAACGCTACAGACATGTTTATTCGACCTTTTGTTAAATTGGAGAAAATCAAGTTTGCCGGCATGTCGCACCGTATTTCATTGCAGATGGAATCAGCTCTCAGTACTATTGGCCCGCCTGTACTCTCTTCGCTATTATCAGCGACTGAGTCTCTTTTAACATCTTCAGGCACCACTGAGAACCGAGACAAACCTACGGAGAACCGCGCTACGATAATCATTCCCAAACCCCGGTACAATTTTGCCACAGGAAAAGGACCAACAGATGCCCTACCCTTGCGCATGGATCCAACAACAATGACATCCTATAACTGCGTTGTACCATATGCGGATGATCCAAAAACCACGCTTGCAATTGCGCAAACTTGGGGATTGCGATCAACCTTCACATGGTCACAAGCCAACGCACCAGGAACATTGTTATATAGCTTCCATGTTGACCCTTCGGTAAGAACTTATGATGCCCCGTATGTAGGAGTCCCAACGCCATTGGAATATATCACTTCGATGTACAACTTTTGGTCAGGGACTATAGAGATGAGACTTGATTTTATTTCTAACTCCTTTCATACTGGCACCATACAGATCTCCGTTGAGTTCAATCGCCCCACACAGGATAATGATGATGAGTCGAAGAGTGCGAGCTGCTACACTAAAACTTTCCACCTTGGGGAGCAGAAGACAGTATCTCTCACAATTCCTTATATTTATGACACCGTGTGGCGCCGAAGCTGCTCCATGCCATATAACCCGGCTCGTTTGAACAACCAACCTGATGACGATGCTGCGAAGAAGCAGGCCACTGCGCTCTATGCAAATTCGCGCACCGTCGTTAGTATTCGGGTGCTCAACGAACTCCGCCCAGTTGCCTCGACTACGCAGGAAATTGACGTTCAGTTGTATTGGCGAGCAACCCCTAGTTTTAGGGTGCACTCGCTGAAGCAATCTGCGTGCTACTTCACTCGTGAATACAATGAAGATGCCCGCGAGATCGACAACTTCCCTGCCCGGTATGAAGGTGATGAAGGCGAAGCTGGTCCAGATGGCAGAGCTGCCGATGACGACTCCGATGACCCTCCCCGAGAACTACCCGATGAGAAATCGAACCAGTATAACGAGTATGATACAGAGCATATTCCGACTGACCCAGACCTTGGACAAGATGATATATCTATGCAGATAGAGCGTCCCCCTGGTCTGGTGATGCCGAATGAGATGCCTAGACTCCAAATGGATTCAGGTGAAAAGGAAGCTCGAGATTCCACTCTTGACTTTTCCTACGGATCTCCCGCTCTACACGTACAAACAGTGGACAGCCAAACTAACATCAAAGACATTCTACGTCGACCAGTGCTACTACTTGACAAAGTTACTGTGTCTGGTCTTGACAATGGGAATGCTCTTGGCTTTTACATACCACTGATTGTGCCTTCGCGAAATCTCGGTATTACTGGGTCATCCCGATCAACGTCAATTTTCTCCCGGCTCCTTACTCAGACCCCCCAGGCCCAACTTTTATCGTTGTTTAGGTTCTGGAGAGGTTCTATGCGCTATACGATATTGGTTGAGTCACCCGATTTTAAACAACCTATATACATCACTCACATGCCACATAGTGGAGTGCGATTGATGGGCAATAGGCTGGTTAATTTCCGTGGTAGCTCTCGAGCTGAAGATGCGAAAGCTTTTGAAGCCCCAATATACGGCACAGGTCTCTCAACAGAAATCCTAGTTCCCCAGGTCAATCCGACGATCCAAGTTGAAGTGCCGTTTGACACCGAAAACAACTGGTGTCTTACGTTTGAGGAGGATCCAGGCCGACGGTACACGTGGCGTGACAAAGGTGACACTAATTGTGGGCATCTCGTCATTACTTGCAAGTCTGATGTAGTACTTACTATCTTCTGGCAAGCGGGTGATGATTTTGAGATTGCTAACTTTTATGGCATCCCAAATTGCGCCATCGATGACCATCGCCGAGCCTTGTCCGATGTGAAATTCCAAATGGAATCAGCACAGGATGATGGCGAGGAGGATTTTCACGACGCAGATGATCATGTCCCCGGATACGACGTCACGGCTCTTTACCAACGCCACAAATCCCACATTAACAACGTTGCTACTGTAGCTGCCACGCAAATTCCTATTGTTGGAAACCTAGTAATGGGTTATAAGGCAGTGAACTTAGCCAATAAAGCGGAACAAGTTATGGACGATGTATCGGCTACTACTGCAAACCTAAATGGACTCATGGACAACGTCAATTCCAAACTGGATGAGAATCAATCTATGATCCGCACCTTGTACGATCAGCTTATGGCTTTCTTTAATAAAGCTATGGGAGCTACTGAGCGTGCTTGGGATTGGGTTGCAGAAGCTGCCGATGTCATTTTCCAGCTTGCTAGCGCAATTGTGCTAAGGTCATGGGAAGTTGCTGCAACAGCCATTGTTGGTATATTCCTCAAGTGTTTTGCGCCTTCTGCGCGTGAAGCTGCGAATATGGCATGTCATCTTGCTTCCAAGTTGGCAGCCTTTCCTCAGCTCATTGGTCGAGCTATATCTCGATTCTTTGAGGATGATGAAGGCCGCCCCCGGTTGCAGGGTCCATCGACTGAGTCAACTCTCGTTGGCCTATGTGCAGCTCTTGTTGGAATTGTATTCAACGTAGCATTGGACCCCTCGGCTTACACTTCAAAGTTTGAGAAACTCATGAAGCAGTTCACGACATCCTCTGGCATTTCATATATCAATCAAGTGGTCAGATTGTTCAACACGATCTTTGACACCTTGAAGGATATGGTGTTTAGAGCTCTTGGCATGGTTTCACCAGAAGCTAAAGCTCTCCAAATGTTTTCGGCAAGTAGTGATATCATCGCACATTTCATCCGCGATGCACAACTTATCACATGTGATGCTAACGCGTCCATGATGTGCTTGCCTTCATTTAGGACGAAGTTTTGGTTGACTATGGTGAACGCATATCAAATTCAATCAACGTTATGCCGTCTCCCAAGCCAAGCTGCCTCTGCCACTCTTGCCAAGCTATGTTCTGATGTCATAAGAATTGGAAACGAACGCATGGTTGACTTAACATCCTGCCCAGTTCGGTATGAACCTTTTGTACTTTGTATTGAAGGTGAGGCCGGAATTGGTAAGAGTTTTCTGAATGAATTTCTTGTTCAGAAACTTTTGGCCAAAGTCGATTATAAGAAACCCTGTTCAGGGTTGGTTTATATTCGACAACCTGGGTCAGAATATTGGTCAGGCTATCGCGATCAGCCTGTGGTCACCTATGACGACATGTTCAATCTCAATGACACCCAGATGATAGTCCAGGCAATTAGTGAATTCTACCAGTTGAAGTCTACTGCTCCATTCATCCCAAACATGGCTCACCTCGAAGACAAACGAATTAGAGGAAATCCCCTTCTCGTGACTATGCTATGTAACAACGCTTTCCCGAGTCATATCTCTAGTGCAGCTATTCACAAGGATGCTGTATATAGACGTCGTGACTGCTTGGTCAAAGCCCGCCTCAAGGCTGGATACGACTATGAGAAGGTTAAGACGTTGGAAGGCGCAGAGTCAGAGAATATGGAACACCTTGAATTCTGTTTGCACCGGAACCCCAGATACCAAACCGCCGGATACCGCAATGAGTGGTTGAATTGGAAAGAGTTTGTAGAAATGATAGAGACGAAATTTCACACATACCATCAGCGTGAAATGAAGAATGTGTCCAGGCGCATTCGCGAACTCCAATCAGCTCTTACAAACCTGCCTGCCGACAAAATTGATCTTAAGGATCCTTTCAAAGTCTTTTGGGATGCTAGTGATTCCCGGATGTCTGAGGAAGCATTTGTTGCTGGCTGTTGGATGCCCAGCGAAGAACTTACACAACGTGTAGCGGAAGCTTCTGCTGCTGTTGAAGAGTCTTTTGCTGTGACTCCTAACTCCCAAACTCAACCCAAGACCATTGACGACGGCACTGACGTTACCCTCCAAATGGAAGCAACCAAGTTGCTCAAGTCGGATAGAGAGAAGTTTAGGTTGAAGAATTCCGTTCCTCTGCCTACGGTACTTGGAGGAGCTAATCCAACTAACCTCCTCATGACTGGTGGTCCAGCAGGTTCATCATCAGACTGGTCTAGTGATGACTCTAGTCCGCTGGATGAGCTACCAGAAACGCCGTGCGGTATACCAGGGAGCAAAGTCAGGATGGCTTCAGCTCGAGTTCATCAATTCCCATTTCTGGAATCCCCAGGAGATGCGAAAATGACGTGGACTGATGACATCTTTGAATTTCTCGTGGGCTGTATAAGACGTGATTGGAGACACACATGTAGCATGTGTCACTTCAAAAAGTTTACCACTGTCTGTTGCAGCGCACCGGAAAACGTTCACTACTTCTGCATGGAGTGCATCAAAACATACCATGAAGGTGCTGGTGACGAACAACTCCCATGTCCCTACTGCTCACTTTCTCTAACTCCAATGGAGCCGGACACTGACTTGATGCGTGCTGTAAAACTTTGTTACAAGGCCACGTCTACGGAACTTCGACGCCTTTATAGATACGTAAGTAAACTAGATGGTGTCCAGGTTACTCTTTGGACGATGGTCTTCAACGGAGTTTTGGCATGCACGAGTTTCAAGCCCTTGCCCCTATTCAAGCGACTGATTCCTTTTGCGGGACTTTACTCAACTTATCGTGTTGGAGCGGAGATGTATCGCCGAGCCACACATGAGCGTCGTGCAAATGGTTACATCTACTACCCGATTGGAGACGAAGATCAACCGATTGAACCCATCCCCCTGTCCGAAGTTCTTAATCGTACGTCACTTATAGCACCAAACATGCAGCGTTTCGAGACGTTCGTCAAAGATGTTCGACACCAAGGACATTGCTTTCATCACGATGTGTACAATGCAATGACAGATGACACAACTTTCTTCTCAGCAGAGGATGAAGGTACGTGGAATTTCATTCTTGGCAAGAAAGCTGACGAATTCTACGCTCGTGTGTCGGATAAGGTTTGCGGACCTGAGTGTATGCTTGCAAAATCTCAGACCTGTGAATTCTTCTACCAACGGTGGGCGCAGTGTCGACGTAAAGAACTTGCTCAACTATTCTCCGACTACCTCACACGCCAATGGGGCAACAGTGCTTACCGCGCTAAGGTGCCATTTATGTTGCGCCCCGCTTGGATGACTCCACCAAAGTTTAGTCTTCTACAATCATGGTGGACATATCTCTCTGAAGGTTTTTGTAAATATAGGAAATTAATAACCTTCTTAGTGGGCGTAGGTGCTGCTTCTGCTGCTTTACTTGGAGTACTTCACTTATTTAACCATCCGAAGTCATATAGAAAGTTGAAACATAATATCAACTCTATATCTCCAATAAAGTTCCAGAGCAAGCTCTACGAAGCGGACAACATCAAGCATCTCAAACGCGTGCACAAAAACACCAAAATCCGAGGCAAGAAAGTTAAAAAGACTTACAAGCCAAGGAGCAATCTCCGAATGCAAGGCGAGGATGTTCACCACAATCAAGTGCGACAGCAAGTTAGAAATAACTATGTCACAATACGGGTATTTCGTGGTGCATCCAAGACTCCGCATAGGACGATGACAGGTGTTGGAGTGCTAGGCCGTGCTGTCCTCATCCCGAAACACTTCTCGACATATATTGCAGACGCAGCTAAGCAAGGCTATCGTCTCACTATTGAGAGGACTGTGTATATTCGGGAGAGTGGCAGTGAGAATGCTGACCCCAATCATACCCAACAGGATTACACGTACGACAAGAGTGATTTCTATGACCATCCAACTATAGATGCATCAATCTTCATGCTTCCAGTGTCATTCACATGTCTCAGGAACATTAAGAAGCATTTTGCTATGGATGAAGACATAGAGTCCGGGTACTTGCCTTTCCGAGCTACGCTTGAGATAGTGCCAAGCTCCGTCAATCGCTATATCGACAGCAAGGAAGTGGAGCTAGATGGACTAGTTACACGCGTTGATGCCGATTATGAGTATGGCGTTGAGACCTTGCGGGACGTAGTTACGTACAATTACGCCCGTGATGGCGCTTGTGGCAGTATGCTCGTGTTGCATCGCAGTCAGAGACCAATCCTGGCGATGCATAGTGCAGGCAATAGTGCTGGAACACTCGGATATGGAACCATTGTGACACAAGAGATCCTCGATGAATTGTTGCCTCCTCAGGCTATATTGCAAATGGAAGAGCCGAATGATCTCGATAGCTTCGGTGAACGTTCCGATGCTTTCACGCTCTCCATTGATGCGAATGTGGACTATATTGGTGTTGTCAAACCTGGTATGGAACACTTCTCGCCAGTTGCTACGAAGCTGAGGAAGTCGGATATTCATGAAGTTGGAGAACTTGTGAATCATAGTGAACCTACGATCCTGTCGTCGCGTGATCCCCGATACCCCGATGAGCTCAAGCCATACCCTCCACTTTGGTACGGTGCTAACAAGCACGGAATAAAGACAATTGATTTGCCCTCTTCTGTTGCTCGTAGTGCCGGAGATGCCTTGTGGCGTGGCTGGTTCTCTATGATGCGGCCCACGGTTCTAAATCCAAAGACACTCTCTTATGAAGAAGCTGTCGTAGGCATTCCAAATGTCGATTTCTACGACGCCATGAAATTGGTAACGAGTGCTGGATATCCGTGGACGCTCCTCAACCCGAACGTGACCACCAAGGAAGCATGGATTGAAGCAGAGAGAGATCCAATCAGTGGACGTATCGTCAAGGCCAAAATTCATCCCGATGTTATTGCGGAGATAGAGCGGACGAATGCATTGCGCAAGCAGCGTATTCAACCGATCACAATCTTCGCGGATACACTGAAGGATGAGCGGAAATTGAAAGAAAAGATCCGCAAGCCTGGCGCTACCCGAGTTTTCTGTGCTAGCCCTACACACTTTACCATCTTGTGTAGGCAACATTTGCTCCACTTCTGCGCTGCTGTCATGAGAGAGCGATTCGGAGTCATGTGTGCTGTTGGCATCAATGCCAAGGGTGCAGAATGGTCTGATCTTTATGATCATCTCCGTTCTATTGGCTCCGACAACATTGTTGCCTTGGACTATTCCAATTTTGGTCCAGGTTTCAATGCTGTGCTCGCAGAGCAGGCGAAGAACATAATGTTGCGCTGGTGTCAGAAATATGTTGCTGACTGTGATCCTGACATCGTGGAAGTTTTGCTGTTTGAATGCATCAATAGCTGCCACGTTGTTAGAAACACGGTCTACCAACAGCAGAGTGGATCTCCCTCAGGTGCTCCAATCACGACGATTATCAATTCAATTGTCAACCTTCTCCATGTATTCAGCGCGTGGATTGTTCTCACTAAGTATCAGTACCCTGAGGACACTATATGGTATGAGTTCCGCAAACATGTGCGGCTTGTAGTGTATGGGGACGATCTCATTATGAATGTTTCAGATGAGGCCATCTCCTTCTTTAACACCAACACGCTCAAGTCGTTCTTTGCGCGCTACCGTATAGTGGCCACCGGGACTGAGAAGACTTTGGAAGAGGAGCCAGATTGTGTTTCAATCGATGAGGCTCAATTCCTCAAGAGGTCATTCCTACGCCATCCCACAAGACCGGGACGCTGGCTATCACCACTCAAGTGGACATCAGTGGAAGACGCCGCACAATGGATTTGGTCGTGCGCTGACACACGAGCTGCTACACTCATTAATTGTGAGAGTGCACTTCGGGAAGCACATGGTCATGGTCCTAAGGTGTTTGACGAATTCCAGACTAAGATCAATGATGCCCTACGGAAAGTCGGTGAGAAGAAAGGATTGGCATTGGATTGGTATGCGATCGACAATGTCTTCTTTGATGACTACCCCAACCTTGAGCCACCCCCAATCGATTCGGAGGACCGCATTTCATTGCAACTTGAGAGGCCCCGGGTGGACGCCCCTCAAGACTTCGACGGTTATGAACTTTCTCCCAATCTCAGACATGATCTCGATCACTTCAACGCAGCAGCTACCTTGCTATCAGAGGGCCACACACTCAGTGGGGTACTCGTTATACAAGCAACGCTGTTTGAGTCCAACTTGGCTCAGTCTTTGCCACATGAGTTAGTGGAAGACTTTGATCCAGGTTGGCTTGATGTTTCTATTGAGTCAGAAGAGCAGAATTTGGCAGACGTTTGCGTCTACCTTGTTCGTATGGCGGTGTGCTATGTCCGTGTGAAATTGACGCATGAAGGACACAATGCTTTTCAAGCGGGCATACGCTACATTCGACCAGTGCTCGATATGATGGAACAGATCGCTGTTGAGGAGCTAGATGATGACACTGGAGATTACGTGGAGATCAGTACCCAGGAGTGGATTTCCAGAATTACGTCGTGGGACCCAGTATTTGTGACGAGAGATGGACGCCTCATCACATTCGACCCGGAACCATTGTAGAGTTGCAGGACACTAATATAAAAACCCGTGGCCAGGCCGGTGGCAGAAATGCTGTTATCCGAACCACACACAAAAACAATATAAAATCATAAAATGTCATTGACTTTGGCGGGAGGCTTTGACAACCAAAAACAATATAAAATCACAAAAATTGAAGCCTTAGGCAAGCTTCTACCAAAAACAATATAAAATCACAAAAACACCAAAAACAGCTCAGATATAGATTATAACTCATAGAACACATATTATCATATTATATATATACGACACAACATGCTATGGATATACGAATGAGATGACTTTCGAATGAAGACCACTAGTGCATGATGCTAGTGAGGGTGTATGATGCCTTGCCCAGCCAGACAGTAAGCGTGCAAACTTGGCGAACTCCGAGGATGACAAAAGATCAGGGACTCCGTTAATGTTCGCAAGACACCTGCTGATATTTCTGGTGATGGATGAAAACGACAATAGATGACAGCCGCCTCTGAAATAAGGGTTTCTG